CCTCGCTCGTGCCGGCATAACCGGCACATCTACCCCTTAAAGGTAGATCTTTCCATATCTTAGCTTCGCGGATATGGGACGCCCCGCGCGTTGCAAGTGCTTCGGATCCTCGTTAAAGGGTGTCCAGAAGAACTTGAGAAGAGCGCCGTGCTCGTCCAGGATGTCTCTACGTAGATGATACGTCGGGATCATGCCGAAGACATAAGGCCGGAAGATCCGAGAGTCAAACCCGTCATAAACGGGGTACTCCCAGGTCCAACGAACCAAGCCCGGTGTTTCCTCGGGAGCCCATGGCAAAGGGATCAACCTTACCATGTGTTCATCGAGGATTGTGACTACTTCCGACGACCCGTACTTCGAGAAGTACAGGTTCCGGAAGGCTACATTAGCCACAACTTCTTCAACGTCGCGACGAGACGACGGGAGCCTCTTCCGGGCTCTGACAACCGAAACGTCAGAGCCTTTGAAGTACTCCCCTCCACAGGACTCCCTGAAGTTTCCACTCCAGAAAGACTTGTTGTGGTTCACTTTCAGCCCGAAGGCCTCAAGGAGAAACATCGTCTCGAGGGCAGCGTACGTAGGGACAATTATGTCGTCCCCGTACACTCGGATGGCCGTAGTTTTACCCGGCCATCCGGCGCTAGTGCGCTCTACCGCCATCCTGGCGATCGTCGCGAAGACGAGCGTCTGGATGGGAAAGGTTAGAGCTGACCCCATAGACGCGAACTTTCGAAGACTCACTCGTGAGCCATCGGGAAGTTCGCTAGTCATTGAGCGGCAGGACAAGATAGCTCCTAGGAGGTACTTGTGATCCCCGAACAACTCTTTGACTAGTCTAAGGCTGATGCGATCAGAGGCCTCGGAGAGGTCAATGGTCGCAAGAGATCCATCCACGCTACCGGCCTTGGCCAGTTGCATGTTGGGTTCTCTAAACTCGAATGACACCTGCGGATGTTCGTACATCCAAGCAGTAAACAAGGACATCAGCCCTTGCTGCACGAACTGGTTGTATACCGGTTCGATTGTGATCACTCGAGGCGCCTTAGCCGTTTTAGGAACGCAGACCACCCTAGCGGGTGGTTCGCTTCCAGGGGGGTGCAGGAGTATGTCGTCGCCTTCATTTGCGATGTCGTACTCAAGGAATTCTGTGGAACGGAAGTATCTTTCGAGACGCTCCGTCCACTCCTTTCGGTTCCACTTCTGATTACTCGGAAGTTTTTCCGCGACTGCACCAGGACCGTGTTTCGCACCGGGTAAGAAACCGGTGTGATACACATGACTTTCCATCCGTGAAAAGTCAGGTCCCCAGGCCTGTCGTGCTGCCCGACGGAACTCCGCGAGGAGATCCGCCGGGAGCACTTGACTGACCTGATTGTCCGTGTCGACGTAGCCATTCAAAGCGGCTTCTACCCTTTCGGGGGTAGGAAGCTCCTTGAGCTTCCCGTGCAGATGACATATCTGCCGGATTGCTCTGATGGCTTCGACGGACGGATGCACTAGCAGCACACCATCAGCATCGAACACTAGGGCCCAGAAGCCATGCAGGAATGCAGGCCTCTCATCGGTTTTTGGATCGTTTCCTCGCGAGAGGATGACCCTTAACCAAAAGGCTTTCCACACCCAGGGACCGCTCGAAAGCAGTTCCGAGCTGTGGTAGCCACAAGGTGAGAACTTGTTCGCCTTGTTGTTCGATGGAGGACATCAATGTAGAGATGTCCAACGAGGTGTCAACGCCCAGTAGCTGTCCTTGATGTTTGAGGACGGCTACATGGAGGTCGGACTGGCTTTTCATACTGTACTCCTTCTTGGATGCAGCATCCAGTAACGGCTAGCCTAGGTTCAGGAAGGTCCTAAACCTTGATGTCAGTGCTCACGCGACGAGCGCTCATGAGAGCAAACGTCACCATGATGCCCGCGACGCCCGAAATGGCCGATGTTAGAAAGATCAACATCATCCACAAGAGCGTTTCGTTCATCAGTTCTCTCCGGCGATCAGCTTGATAAGAGCTGCGTCGGAAGAGGCGGTAAGATGCGTGATGAGTGCCTTTGCCAGGTCTTTCTGCTCAGCAGCAGAGAAACCCGACGGGGGCACGTCGATTGTGACCGTAATCCCACCCATCACCAAGACATTGGTCGTGGAGACGTAGGGATCCGTAACAACCTTCGAGTAGGTCAGACGCGCCGAGTGGCGGGTCCTCTTACCGTAGGTCGTTCCGGCGGTCAGAACCACCTTGGCGTCGTAATTGGAGAACTTTCCGAGTTCTCCAGCCCCGTTCACACGGGGAAGTGTTACGGCACCTGGGGTGGTTCCAATCGTGACTGACTGGGGGTCGGCGAAAGCCATGTTTCCTCCTATTGAGTTGTTGTTCAGTTGTGTGTGATCATCGCGACCGAGCAAGGCCCAGTGCGACTAGGACAGCCCATTGCTCCCCCGAAAGGGAGCTCGGGCTCACGCCAAAGCCGTAAGGAGAGGCTTTCACCCTTACCTTCTGATTCAGAGTGTACTCGAAGATAACATCTCCCCGAAAGGAGAGAAATCCCGAGCCACTCGTTACCAGGGGAGGCCTGCGCATCCATACACCAGCAACCGTTTTGCGGTTGAAGGTAGCGTATGCGTAGTTCAGGATGACGTTAGACATGTGGATATTGGAGAGATTCTCCACCACTGATCCAATGTTAGTGAACCAGTCTATCAACCATGACCAAGGCACCAATTCCCACAATACAGCCGGCGACAGTTCAAGGCCGAGCAGCACTGCCATACGATCCACATACCCATTAGATTGGGCTGACGGAACGAGAGCAGTACTGAAACGAGCCGTGCACCGCACGTCGACTTTCTCGCGGGCCGTGAAATCCATAGACAACGACGGAGTCTGGATAGTAGTTCCCAGAGCATCCGAGTTGCGCGTCAGGTAGGCATGCGGACCCCCGGAAGGGGAGAGCACGCCTCTATTACCTAGCGCGGCAGTGGTGGTCAGAGACCCCCACCGCTCATGTATAACACGGTCGAAGGTTCTACGGGTGTTATCCTCAGGAAACAGCAGCTGATCAATCGTGGTCAAGACCTCGACTGCAGCTGTAATATCCTTGAGGATAGGAGTCCATGCGAACACGTTTTCAAGATATGCTCCGCCGACGGCGGAACCAGCTTGAATCACACCTTTCGGGGCAGCTGCCCTTAGAGATGTGATGGTGTCCACATGCTTCCGAAGGTCCTTTAACAGACCTGGAACATCCCCACTAACCAACTCAAGAAGAGTGGTTAGTACACTGGCCTTGCTTTGGATCGGGCTCATCGCTGCGATAGCGTTTGAGCAGATACCATTGCGTGCCGAGCTGTCCAGCCCGGTAGTGCCAGTTCCCGAGAACCCTGGGACGTTGTTTCCTGCAAAGAAGCCTCCGAAATCATGAAGCGGCGAGATGCCGACCATGTTTCCTGAGGAGTCCAGAAATCTAATAACCTGCGGCACGCCGTTGGTCATTTGGATCCTGGTAGAGCCATTGCGATACTCGAACTCGTTCGAGGCCGCAGTGACTCTCAACTTCACATTGCCGAACTCGTTCCCCATATCTGCGAGCAGAAAGTGGGTAGGAGCAGAGGAACCGCGATCGAGAGATAACTTCGTCACGGAACGTTCTATAAAGCTCTTGCGATATAGAAGTTTCTCTGGCAGCGACGCCCCCTTTGGGGGAGCGTAGATGTCTCGTTCGTCCGGTTTCTTACTATCGGTGTCCAACCCAGATCGGTACCCGAAGGTACTTTCAAACTGAGTTGCGGAGTCGACACTGCCTGATGAGGCAAAGGAGTTCGTGGCCGTTGAAACATACGAGCCACTCTTCCTAGTATCGACTACGAAGGGCATGGTTATCCTCTCTGTGCGTTGACGCGAGGCCCCCCTTGTG